AGATCTTGAGACGTGGAAGACACGCTCGGGTGCCTACTGGGCGATCTTCGGATCACTCGCGGGTGGCGCTGCGGCGTACCTCGTGTCGAAGCTCGGCAAGGCAGTATTACCATGATGACAATCTTAACTGAACTCCGGTCCCTCCTTAAGTGGGCCGGGGTGCTTGCCCTATTCTGGGCGTCAATCTTCCTAGTGAAGGCTGTAGAGACACAACTGTTTCCCGTAGTGTCCACCGCAGAGGTCGCAGAGGTGGTTCAGGTGGACGATGAGACACTGCAGGTTTACCTGCGGTTTACCAAGAAGCGTAACTGTAAGTACCAGAACCTTCTCTGGTACGACCCTGAGGGACACGTCGTGGACGTGAGGTTCAACGATGATCGAGGCTCTCGACCACCTTCGGTTAACGAGGTTGGCCCATGGACGGTGAAACTGTCCACGCTCGAAGGATCGACACTCTATGTTGAACATCGGTGTCACCCTCTGTGGACCCAGTTTACCCAGATGTATCCTTAAACTCTAATATGCCCTCAGAAGCTCGTACAGAGCCTCTGGGGGTCTCCCCCTCTCGTTATACCAGAAATAGGCCAGAGCCCGTCAGCGGGCTTCCTGAGGCCGTACAAGGGTACTCTATGTCCTACACTAAGACCTGCAAGCAATGCGGGACCGAATTTACCACACACAAGAAGAATAAAACACTTTGCTCGGTGGTGTGTCAGAAAGACAACCAGCGAAGGATGAACCGGGAATACGCTCAGCGAAACGCAGAGACCGCAAAGCTCCGGGTAAAGGAATGGCGAGACAACCTTACTGAAGAGCAACGTGCCAAAGTAAACGATCAGAGAAATGAGCGTCGAGCACCAGCACAAGCAGAGACAAAAGAAGAAGCAAAGCGGCTGAGACCTGTCCTCGACACCTTAGACCTAACCCCCGAAAACCTCCCCCATATCGAAGCCATGATTGACTACATCGAAGGAGATGACCGTCTCGCCTTCCTCCTCGACTGGCACTGGCTCTCAGACGCAAAGGAATACCTTGATGAGCAACAATGACAAGCATGTACGCGGCTCGCTGGACCTGATCCAGCAGCTGACCGTAGACCACCTGATCAAGCGGTTTGAAGATGGTGACATTACTCCGCAAGAACTGAACATCGCCCGTACCCTGCTCAAGGACAACCATATTGTTGTCTCTCCTGAGAAGGCTGACACGATGGGAACCCTAAGCACCCTGCTCCCTGAGTTCGGTGAAGAAGATGGCGATGAAGAAACAACCTACAACTAACCTAGAGAAGATCAAGGGAGACTTCAGGCTCTTCACGTACATCCTGTGGAAGCACCTGAACCTCCCTGACCCAACCCCAGTACAATACGACATCGCCAAGTTCCTGCAGCATGGCCCTAAGCGTTCCATGATCTCCGCATTCCGTGGCGTCGGTAAATCATGGCTCACCTCTGCTTACGTCGTATGGATACTACTCAATGACCCCGACAAGAAGATCATGGTGGTCTCTGCGTCGAAAGATCGTGCGGACGCCTTCTCTGTATTCTGTAAGCGGATCATCCAAGAGCTTGACATCTGCCAGCATCTCATGCCCGGTCCAGATCAACGCTCCTCCAACCTTTCGTTCGACGTAGGGCCCGCTAAGGCAGACCACAGTCCCTCGGTGAAGTCCGTAGGAATTTCTGGCCAGCTAACCGGGTCACGTGCAGACATATTAATCGCCGATGATGTAGAGGTCGCAAACAACAGTGACACCCAGACTGCCCGTGATAAGCTGTCTGAAAGTGTCCGAGAGTTCGACGCTATCCTCAAGCCGCTCCCTACGTCCCGTATCATCTACCTAGGGACACCTCAGAACGAAGACAGTCTCTACAATAAGCTACCTGAACGTGGCTACCAGATCCGTGTGTGGCCTGCAGAGATGCCTGAGGAGGAGAATCTCCCCAAGTATCGTGACACCCTCGCTCCGTTCGTCCTTGGGATGGGCCTGAAGGAGGGTGAACCTACCGATCCCCAACGTTTTGACGCAGAGGACCTGTTGGAACGTAAGGCATCCTACGGTAAAGCTGGTTATCAGCTCCAGTTCATGCTTAACACGGCCCTGAGTGACGAAGAGAAGTACCCATTGAAGATGCGGGACCTCCTCATCACCGAATTGGACCCTGAGAGAGCCCCAATGACGTGGGACTGGCAGCCTCACCCAAAGTTTCGCCTCAACGACCTCCCTAACCTCGCCATGAGTGGTGACTATATGTATGGTCCTGCAGGTTTCAACGAGGTCCATGCAGAGTACCAAGGGATAATCATGGCGGTTGACCCCTCAGGTAGAGGTGCCGATGAGACTGGCTATGCTATTACAGCCCATCTCAACGGTTACACCTACGTTCTCCGCTGTGGTGGCTTCGCTGGTGGCTATGATGAACAGACAGTCCTCAACCCACTGGCTATCCTGGCTAAGCAATACAAGGTCAACAGCATCCTCGTAGAGAGTAACTTCGGTGACGGTCTGTTCACTAAGGTATTCCAAGAGGTAGTCCATAGGATCTACCAGTGTGGCATCGAAGAGGTACGCCATAGCACCCAGAAGGAGATGCGTATGGCTGACACTATAGAACCTGTCATGAATAAACACCGCCTCGTCTTCGACACTAAGATCATTGAGGACGACTACAGGACCATCCAGAAGTACGACCAAGAGAAAAGACTCTCCAAGTCCCTCATCTACCAGATGTCCCGCCTCACCCGTGAGAGAGGCTGTCTGAGACATGACGATAGACTTGATGCCTTAGCAATGGCCATCGCCTACTGGGTAGAGGCTAACGCTCAGAACGAACAGCAAGGGCTCGAAGCGTTACAACATGAGAGACGACTGGAGATGGCTAGAGACTACTGGGAGAAGATCCCAGGGGTAGACACAAGTCACCTCTCAGGAGGTACGTGGGGAGGTCTGTGAGGTCCCTGTGAGGTATCTCAAATTAATTGACAACGTATACGGTAAGACCCCCCGTAAGATATACCTATAGATATACCTTAAGATACACGATGAGATTCACGTTAAGGGATCTATGAGGGTACCTTGAGGGATGCTTTGGGGGAGATGACGTAGAGAATATAACCTCTATGTCTTAGTCCTAACGGGACACTGTAGGATTACCACGACATTTTAGAGATACACACAGGGTCGGCTCCTTTCCCTGTTGATGTAAAGGCCCCACCAGTGACCCGTTGTGGTGACGGAGAGGTGGGGTCTCACCACTAAGGAGCGACATCAGCAAAGGAACATACCCATGTCATACTGGAAGACCTCATCGGTCCGCCACACACGGTCCTGCAAGGGCTGTGACGTACAGTTTACCACCTACGCAGACAAGAACGCACGGTGGTGTAGTGATGCCTGCAAGGCACACGACCAGAAAACCAAGGAAAACAAGCGACAAGCTAAGAGTTACCGCAAGGTAAGACGCATGGTTCGCTTAGTTGACCGCATGTTTACCCTCGCGTCCCCTACAGATCGCCCTGAACTGGCCCGTAAGGTACTCGACAGGGCTGATACCAGTTGGTATTGGCATAAGGTAGCTACATGGCACTCGCTTGACCACGCATGGATGCACCTTGCGGAGGACTAAGGGCCACACTCAAGGAGATCCCTAAAATTAAAAGGGGTCTCCAAAATGGGTCAAATTTCTGAGCACCCTACTATATACGTACGATTCCGATTTTCCCCCCGTGGGGGTACTCCAGGTTGACCCAATGACTCTCAATGCACTCTTTGCGATACCTGCCGGGCCTCGTCGAACAATTTATTCGACAGTGCCCATCGAAAACCCTGCGATTACAATGGGTTACACCTAGGGACAGCATAATGAGCATTGTGTTCCCTGTTACATAGCCAAGGATCTTTGCGTGATGCGCAAGGATGTCTTTGCGTTGCCCGCATGAATGCATTTGTTTGCATTTGTGTGTGGCGTTTTATGTTTTTGCGGTACTATGATACCACTCACGGTACTCTTCACGGTACTCTTCACGGCACCCTTCACGATCCCCCTGCATCACTTCATAGGGGGCACGTGGAGAGGTCGATTATTTTTTTTCATGTTTCTGCATTTTTTCTCTTGACCCTCGAGTCGGCCCCGCATATCTTAGCGATATCACAACAGACACCAACAAGGAACAAACGACATGAACAT